ATGAGTACAAAAAACATTCAGGAAGTCATATACTCCCCAGTTCACGCCCCACAAAAAAAAGTTAGGGAGTTTGTTAATAGAATTTCAAAAAAGGTTATTCTTAAAAAAGAGAATCGTAGAGTTGACGGGACTTGCCCGCTATATATTCAGGTTTTCTTAAATGGAGAAAGGAAGCTTATTCCTCTTCGAATTTGTGTGGTTGAAGATTGTTTTGATAAAATAAAACAGCGAGTAAAAAGAAAACACAAAGAATATCTAGATCTAAATCTTATCATAGAGAAAGTACTTGCAGAATTAAATGAGATAGAAGTAGCTTATAGACTTTCTAAAAGGCTACTTACATTACCTCTATTAATGAATGAGTATGAGAACCCTTCAGCTCAATATGATTTTCTTACATTTTATGAATCAGAGTTAGAGAAAGAAAAGAAAGTACTAGCTCCAGCTTCTTATGTACAACAACGTGCTGTATTACGTAAACTACGTAGATATAAAGAAAGAATACTATTTCATGAGTTTACAGAGGACTTTATGCAAGAAGTGATACATTACTTCAAAACAAAGGAAAAGAACTCTCATAACACAATTTCTACACTTACTAAGAATGTGAAGAAGTATTTATCGAGAGCAAATAAGCAAGGTCTTTGGGCTCCTATGCATTCTACTGAAATTCCTCATAAGTCAATGCGAGGTACTATCAACTTTCTTACTGCACTAGAGATAAATAGTATTTATGACTATTATAAAAGTGAATTCATACAATATCCACATAAGGTAGCCGCCGCTAAATTCTTATTTAGTTGTTTTACTGGGTTAAGAATTTCAGATATTGAGAAACTGAGTGTAGATAAGGTTGTAAATAATGAAACACTACTTGTACTACCTATGGTAAAAGGAGGAAAGCTCTTACAAATGAAATTAAATGATGTGGCTAAAAGTTTAGTGCTAGATGGTTTTATATTCGAACAAATGTCAAAAGCTCATCTACGGAATCATGTTCATAGTATTTGTACTCTAGTAGGAATCAAGAAAAGAGTGAATTATCACATGAGTAGGCATAGTTTTGCTACTAATTTTCTGATGCAAGGAGGCCGTGTAGAGATATTGCAAAGATTAATGGGACATAGTTCATTACAGATGACTATGGTGTATGTTCATATCGTACAGGATGTAGTGAATGATCAGATTATGTTAATGGATAATATCATTAAAAAAGTAGATAAAGAGAAGCCTGCAGAGTAGCAGGCTTTTACTATTTTAAAGGGAGTAGAGAAAGTTTTACATCTACTAAGTCTCCAGTTGATTCCTTAGTAAGTTCAAGAACTAGATAAGGTCTTTTGTTTATTAGAACCTTTCGCTTGAGTTGAATCTCATTTAATTCAAATATAGTTACACTATGCTCTATTTGCAGTCGGTTACTCTGTAGATAAGCTTCCATGCTATGCTTATAGTAATGCCTATAAATAGAGTTCATAGTAAAGTTCTCTGTACCTATAGTACTTACAGGCATATCATTGTTAGAAGTAAGGAGAACTAAACCTATTCCATCTTTCTTATCTGAAGCTTCAGTAAGCATAGAAGGTATATATTTAAATTTGTTTTCTATTAATTTTGTTTTATCCTCTACTGTGATTCGTTTATCTGCTATTGATTCTTTATTGATATATAGTTTAGGATCTATCTCATTACCAAATTTGAGTACAAGATCAGTTATTTCATTCTTCGGAAAAGAGGGGATATATATACTTCCTAAGTCAACATAATCAATATGAGAGATCTCTCGATCGTTGTACTTCACTTCTAATACAGTATTATTTTCAGATTCTCTGAATTGAATATTGAATAGCAATCTCAGTTGATCTAGGTAGTCTCCTACTGTCCAATCAGGTAGATATCTACCTATTTCTATTGTAGGGTGGAACATATAACCAGGTTTAAACAAAATGTTATTACTGTATATATGATCTATCTCAAAAGGATCTTCAGGTTTAAATGCTCTTACAACAAAGAAGTAGCGACGATCTCTATTTATGTTTTCTTGAGTCACTTCGAACTCAAATGAATTGTCAAATATCTCTTCTCTATTATAGAATTCTTTTTCTTCTATAAAGTATTCATCAGGATTTAAAGGTTCTATACCATTAAATGATTCTATAGCTATTCGATATCGATTGTTAAGAGCCTTAAACTTGTAATTTATAGAATACTTTCCTGCCTTTTTTATATTTAGATTAAACTCCTTTTTCCAAGATGGCTTATTAGGATCTGTATTGTTCGCTATGAACGACCAGTTCCATCTATCAAATTGGATATTATTCTTATCACTACCTGATGTTACTTCAGTAAGGTTAGTCTCGCTACTGTAAAAAGCTAATGATGTCGCAAAAGGATTGTTTAATAAGTTCTCAGGAAATTTGAGCCCAATATTGTCACAGATTATTTTAAGAGGTGTGAGTAGAAATACATTCCAGGATGGCACATTCAGATTATGTACTTCTCCTCCCTCTGGAGTATCTTCTAATATATTAAGGTAATAGTTTCCTTCTCCAGTCCGACCATTTAGATATCTGCAGTATTTATACCACTTATCATCTTCCTTTAGATAATCTCCATTTTTAGTAGGAAAGCTTATCTGAGCAGCTGTCCATAACTGATTAGGAAAAGTGCCTTTACGCACACTATCTACATAGTCTTGATAGTAAGTAGGAGCTGGAGGAACACCTTCATATTTGTCAGAGTATGGCATCGGAGGATTAGTACCTGTAACTGATATAACAGGCATTAACTCTCTTATCTTCTTCTTAGATTCTGCAAATAGCTTAGATGCAAATCGGACATTGCATTTTCTATAATCACTAAAGCTTTCTAATATTTGTAGTTCTCCTGGTATGCTACCTTCTGAAGTAACAATAGTAACATCGTAGTATGGAGAACTATCGACACTAATATCATTTAGGCCAAAGAGTTTATCTGTAACAGCATTATTAATAATCAAAAATGGAAACTCATTACTCTCAAATCTTAAAGTATCAGGGAATAATGATGTATCTACTTTAAGTGATAATGTATCTCTTATGTAATCAAGCTCTACACCATCTTTATAAATACTAATTAGCTTCATAGTTTGAATAAGTAAATGTTAGTTTATTAGCTGTAATGTATTCTCTATCTCTATATACTTTTATTTTCTTAGTAGTAGATACTACTGGAATGTATTCTCCATTTATCTCAAGCTCTATTAGTGTAGAATTAACTAGCTGTCTGATCAAGAATAGTTCTGACTGGAGTAAATAACCTGTATCTATCGTTACTATAGAATTACTCTCTATTTCAGAGGTAAACTGTCTTCCATCTTGATCACTATACACTTTACTTTTTAATTCTTCTTCTATATCTAGATTAGAGAATAACTGTGCATTAATAATAGCTCCAAATTGATTTTTAAATCTAAAATTAATAGGAGTGTTCACTTTGTTTTTGAGTACTCTTATAGTCTTAGTGATTGTTTCTTCTCCTATTATCTCGACTTTGATAGACTCGACAGTATAATCTAGAGCTAAATCTAAATCATATACATAGTATCCAGTAGATAACGAACCTAGCAAACTCAGTCTTATCAGATTGTTTTTTTGATCAGAGACTCTTACTGATATATTTTGAGATTTAGAACAAAAGAAAGGAAATGATAACTTACAGTTACTACTACATAACAGACTATCTGATATCCCTAAAAAATGGAGAATATCATTATTAGTAGGCAGTCGTTCTATCGTTTTATAAGAATACAATATCTGTATAGGCTGTATACTTACTTCTGAAGGTAATTCACCTACTTGCTTTATGTTACCAGTAATAGTAAATAGATTATTAACCTTATGACTTTCATTAGTAATCTCTGTAGTAGTAATCTCTGTATTTCGATATAAACTCTTTAGGTTAATAATAGCATTAGTAGTATTATATTTAGCTACTGTTACTTGATTTAATAAAGTATTATTTGTGTTAATATCTATTCTACCTGTACTATCACTAGATAACTCAATGATGCTATTATCAGAGTCTAGAGATAGTTCTATAGGTTGTTTAATAATTTGGATCATATACCAGAGTTATTTTGAGATTGAGTAATCTCTTTGTTTAAGTCATTTATCTTCATTGTCTCCTTATAACCGATATTGACATTTGCTCTAAGTCCATTAGCTAAATTTTCATTTAATTCACGAGTAGCAGATGCCAATAATATTGACGCTTGTATCAATGCTTCATTATCTCCTCCTGGAGCCTTAGAAGTAGGTCCATATTTACGCTCATTCTCTAACCAAGTTAATGTATCAGCATATCTAGGACTTTGAGTCATAATAGCAGGCATTACCCATTCGTTAGCGTGGGTCATACCTGTAAATTCTCCATATTTATCTCCACCTAAATTCTGAGGGGTACCACTGGTAAATCCTCCATAATAGTAGGTTGGCATTTCAGGAACCTTTGTACTAACTATTTTCTGAACATTCTTAAGACCTGCAGCAATTGAAACCCCCATAGCAATATAAGAGAATGGTGGAGGGTATGCTGCTAAAGCTTTTGAAGCAGCTTGATAAGTATCAATGGTTGTTTCAGCAATTTTAGTAGCCTTCCATGCACCAGAACCTTGATTGAACATTTCAGATGCAGTATTAAAAGCCCCTTTAATAACACCTAACTTCTGATCTTGTAATTCTTTCTCCTTCTTTACTTTTGCTTCTGATATTTGTCTTTCCTTATCAGCAAGTCCTATTTCTATTCCTTCTCTTTGATTAGCATATTTTCTTTTAATAGCAGCTATTAAAGCTTCAGAATTCTCTACGTTTTCTACTTTAGCAATCTCTTTATCCATCTGGAGTTCGAGCTCCATGTCGCTTATTTCTCTAGTCTTTTCTAATAAAGCCAAAGACCTTTCTTCTTCATCTATTAGACCATCAGCATAACGTTGTAATTCATTTTCTCTTTTTCGAATTATAGCTTCATCTTCTAAAGCTTTTATTTGTTCTTGATACTCTTGAGATTTAAGTAGTTTTATTTGAGCTATTTCTTCATCTCTAGCTATTTCTAGTTCTTTTATTCTTGAGGTATGATCTTTGAACTTCTCAATTTCTTTAGCATACTTTAGTTCAATAGATTTTACATCTCGATCTATTCCTTTTAAAAGAGCAACCTCTCTATTGTTAATAGATTGAACTAATAACTCATCAATAGCTTTCTCTCCAGCTTCAAATATTTTTGTTTTGTTATCAGCATCCCTTTGAAGTCTTTTTTGCTCCTTATCAGAGTTCTCTTTCTTCTTAGTAGAAGCATACATATCCTTATCTATCTCAGCCTGTCTAGTAACAATATACTTTTGAATAGACTCTATTTCATCAGCTTTAAAGTCTTTACCTGCTTTACCACCCATTTTAGTAGCCTTAGCAGTTAATTCATCTAAATCTTTTTTTGCTTGATCTGAGGCATCCATATCAGCTTGAGTTTGTATATTTTTAGCTTTGGATATCTCGTCTATAGTATCTAATTGTTCATTTAGCTGTTTAGTATGTATTTCTTCATATTTATTAAGATCTTTTATGGCATTTAAAGAGTTTTCTATTTTAGAGTAATCTGAGAACCATCCTGTTCGTTTACCTTCTTTTTTAAGGCGATCCATTACTTCTTTAGCAGACTTTTCTATATTTCCAGAATCTACACGGAGATCATCAAAATTATTTTCATTTATTACCTTTTGAAGTCGTTTTCTTAATCTAGATTCCCATTCAGCACTATCTTTCACAACACTATCTCTAACTTCTCTTAACTTATCTGCTTTTTCTACTTCTAATTGTAGAGCTATACGTTCTTTGTAGTTCTTATTAACTTCTCTTAAACGTTTAATTAATTCATCATTAGAGATTGTTTCTATATCTATCTGAGAGATTAGATCAGGATAATTAGTTGCAAGATCTCTAAGTAGCTTCAATCTTTCTGCATCGGCTATATTAGAAGAAGTTATTCGAGATACTAGTTCATTAACTTCCATTTGTTGATCAAAAAGCTCATCTGACACCTTTCGCATAGGAGTTAATACTGACAATAAGTTTGTACCAAACTGTACTAGACTTCTAGATAACTTTACTATAGCACCATCTCCATTCTCCATACCTAATACAAAACCTTCCATTGCAGAATCGTACAGTTTCATATCTCCTTGTAGTGAGTTAAGTTTTTCTTTTGCCAATCGTTCAGCACTACCAGAACTATTCTCAAGTGCTAATGTTTGTTGTGCTATCTTTTCTGTAGAGTTCGCAAGAATAACAGCTACTGTAGCATTCTCTTTTCCAAATAGATTAGTTGCCTCATTTAACTGATTCTGTGAATTCTTTACTTTCTGTAAGAGTTGTTCATATGGAACACCCTCTTTTGACGCAGTTAATAAGATATTTCTAAATCCAGTACCTGCAGTTTCAGCTGCTATAGTTTCATCTGCAAGTACTCCCATTGTAGCATTCAATTGCTCAAACGAGACATTAGCCACAGCTGCTACTTTAGATGTTTTAGGTAATGCAGTAGATAGATAATCAAAAGATGTTGCTGATACGTTCGTACTATTAGATAGTACATCAGCATACTGTTTAGCTTTAGAAGAAGCTACACCAAATGAATTTAATTGTCCTGCTACAAGTTCTGCAGCTGGAGCTAGTTCACTATCCATTGCTACAGCTGCATTCAGTACTCCAGGTGTCATATTTCGAATCTCATCTATAGACTTTCCTAGTTTAGCTAGTTCTAGTTGGGCTTGAGATACTTGAGTAGCTGTAAATGAAGTTGTCGCTCCTAACTTCATTGCATCAAATGTCAAAGCTCTAATAGAGATTCTATTAGTTTCTAGAATAGCAGCAAGATCTGCTTGAGCTTGATCAAAGTCTACAATAGTTTGAAAAGCCGCTCTAACCCCTGTAATGAAAGTACCAATCAATGCAGTAACTGTAAATGCTTTCAGCATACCAGTAGCTACATCTCCTAGTTCTCCTTTTATCCTTTGTAAGATGCTTGGTGTTTGACTTAACTCACTACGAGCTCTAGTATATTCTTCACGTAATGCAGCTAGTCGTTGTTGATGTTGTCTTAGCGTCTCCTGATAATCTTTATCGTTACGATTAAGATTACGGATATCGCGTTCCGTGTTGCGAATAGCTCCACGAATTCCTGTAAGAGAATTAACTACTTCTTGTCCGTTAATACTGATGTGTATACTCCTAGTTACCTTATTCATTTACATAGGTTTTATGCAAATTTCCGAGCGTTAAGAGTGGTAAAAAAGGACAGAGAATGTGAGATATAATAAACAAATAAGCCAGGATATCATCCTGGCTTATTATCTATCTAATTGAGAACTCAGCTACTACAGCATCAGCTCTTATTTCTGAAATATTATCAGCAAGATAATCCATAACCTGACTATCCTCGATTGCTTGATCTATGGTGCGTTTAGCCTGTAATCGCATATTTACACCATTCTTCTTGACTCCTTCGAATCCATAGTTCTGTATAAAAATGTACTTAGGAGCACGAATAACTAGTTTAGCCAATTCCTCGCCTGAGAATCTAGCACGTACATCTGTGCTCTTTTTAGATTCTCCTGATTGCTCCTTAAGCTGAGAACCTATCTTACTAAGTAGGTCTCCTTTAAGTTTTATTTTGGCGTTGTTGGCTATATCACGTTCTGTCATTTCCATTTAAACATATATCCATTTCCTATAACAACAGCGTTGTTCCATATCCCATTTATAGCATTTGTTCCATTTTGGAATACTTCCCATGTTTTTCCCCCATCTACTGAAATAGCATTACTACCTAATTGATAATAAGCTACTATTATATCACCTAATTGATGCATCCATATTCCTGGTTCAGGCATTGGTAAAATACATTCAAATTTTCCCCAATCATCAATATCACTTAATTTTCCTTTCCATATTCCATTACTTGAACGTAATGGAAGATTCTCTACACTCCTTCCTTTCACTTCATAACTTCCTAAGTTAGGATTAGATGTATCACAATTAAATAAGATATTTGGATCTGTAGCATTATCCATTAAAAAACCACATGCTCTTTGTATACCATTTTTAGAACTGTTAAGTCTAAATACATTATTTCTTCCTAATCTAAATGCATCTACAACACTACTCCCATCTTTAAATTTTTGTGAAATATAAAGAAACCATCCATTTGGGTGTTCTTCACCTGTACTTACAATTAGCCCACCAACATGTTCATTAATTGAGTGTACATGTCTACACATTAATCCTGTGTCATACGAACCTCTATACATTTTAATTTCAATAGTATTATCATCTACAACATCTATTATGTATATATTTTGAGTTATTTTTTTAGTTGAAAATGAATCACATTTTAAAAATTTCCATTGCTCATTATTAACTGATGAAATTAATATTAAATCCCTACTTGTTAATCCATGATTATTCAATTTTAAATATGTTTTCTCTCCATTTTCAACAACAAAATCTCCTATATCCATAAACGTAAATTTATCAATAGGATCTTTATTTTCATCAGAAGGACTTATAACATTTATTTTTTTTACTGTTACTTTTTCTGTTAATTTGGACAGCTGACTTGTATTTATAGAGTCAGATACATTTAGATAAGTATTTATAAAATCATATGTTAAAACCCAATTCAACCCTCCATCTGTTGTTGTCCATATACCTATCCGTTCCCCAGTAGTTAGGTAGCTTCCAAAAATTACCAATTTCTTAGTTCTGCACAACCCTCCTAAAAAGTTTACGTTAAAATTATCTTGAAATTGAATAAATGTTACTCCATTACCCTCTAAATATGTGTTATTATATGAATAATATCTTTCTGGTAATGTAGGATCAAATCTCTTAATACCCCCTTCTTCATTTAAGTTTTTAACTGGTATTTTTCTATTTGTTCCTGAAGTTTCCCAGGCATTACACTTTACCCAGCTATCCAATTCATTATTAACTGCCTTATTAACATATGCTGTACCATTCTGTAAAACAACCATAACTCTAAAATCTTTAGAAGTATTTACTTTATTTTCATCAAAAGGTATAATATAACTATAACGTAAGTTAGATTTCTCTAGTTTAGTTATTTCAAATAGATTAAATATGTGTTTACTTTTATTTTTCACATCATTAGATAAATAAACAAGATGCTGCGAATTATTTGTAGATGTAAACCAACCATTATATACATCATTAAGATCATTAATTTTTTCAAACTTAAATTTTTCACCTTCAAATAAAACTTCTTTATACAAGTCATTTAAGTTTTCTAATGAATTAGTTAATGCACTTATTAGTACGTTACCACTAAAATTAGGAGTCAATGAAACTCCTATATCTATGTAATCAGCATTATATTTCAATAAATCAATGTAATATCTCTTTACACCTAAATTACCAAACCTAACTTGTCCATTTCCATAACTTACGATGCTACCTTCAACATTCATAACATCAGGATAAATATCACCTAAAGGGGTTTCTAGTCTTACAAAAAAATGTGCAGAATTAATAATATTATACCCTTCTGATTCAATAATAGCATACTTATATCCTTTTGTATGCATTCTGCCTAAAGGCTTATTTACTACACCACCTGATTCAATAACAACTTTATAGTTCATCACATCTTTAACTGGAGAAAGAGAAAAAGGTATTTTTTTTATAGCTAATTCAAAATCTGATTTGCCTTCACCTGAGGTAAAAACTATTTGAATACTATTTAAAGCTTTAACATCTATATAATAAATAGTTTCAATATCTTTTATAAGTGTAATTACTTTACTCTTAATTTTGTTTAATGTAGAGTCTAGTACATCTGGAGAATCTATAGCACCTGTAAAGCCTCCTGTTCTTCGAACAGATATCGCAGAAGTTTTGTCTACATTTTTAGCATAAACATATAATATTAAATGATCTATATTACTAGTATCTATGGTTTCTACTTTATTATCTGAAAGTACCCCAGAGTAGAGTACTTCTTTTGAAATTAAATTTCTAACATTTATATTATTACTATGTATCATATTTATTTAATTAAAAATTCAGGATATTCGATTATATTTCCTAGAGTATCAAAGACAACTTGAGGTTGTATTATTGTTTTTCCACTCACTTCATGTGTAGCAATGAATGAAGTATATGTATTTTCTATTGTGGAGTAATCACCATAAGTTACATTTCCAAGTGAACCATCATTCCATTTAATTTTGGATTTAAAAATGAGCCCATTTTTGTAAGTAGGTTTTCCGATTATTTTAAAATCAATTATTTGTAAATCTTTATCAACTACATAATTTATCAATTTTAAAGCAGGAACTGTTTGTCCGTAATGAGATATACGTATATATTTTGCATCAATAGGCCTTGTAATTTCTAGTGATGTTAAGGGTTCATTACTTTCAGGATAAGTAATAATTTTACTTGGAGCTGATTTGTCCTTGTATAAAGCAATTCTAGTCCCAGAGTTCCCAAATATTCCTTTATATACTATTTTAGAACAATTATTTAATGGAATAAAGTCTTCTGTAGCATTACATTCTGTATTTTCAGTATCAATTAGTCCTCCTCCGCTATTAATGTATTTTTTATTTGTAAGAATAAGTGGAGGTGTATAATCAATAATTCCTGATAAAAATTTAAACACCTCATTTCCATTAACCCCCCTGGTTTCACCTTCCTTCACTTCACCCTCAAAAGTGATAGGAACGATTAACATTCTAGAATTATTACCATTGAATATGATAGACACATTACCTGAAGAATAGTCTTCTTCAGTAACAGATATAGGTTGTCCATTAGCATCTTTAAAATTGATATACACACCTACTTTAGTGACTTTATATTCACCTCTTTTAGTAGGAGCTAGAGAACTAGGTTCTATCGCATCTATGACACCTGATTCAAGGGCTTTGATTTGTTTTCCTTGATGATTTATAATCTCAGTAAAAGTGTCAGATACATCTTTTACTTGTTGTTCAGTGGCTAGTTTAGGATTATTACTCATAATTTAAAATAAGGATATTAAAGAATGTCTTGATCTATTTGATCTAATATGTACTTAGGAAAGTCCATATCAGATATATCAAAGTCTGGAACATACGGTTCACAGGCTAAAGGATTGTAAGTAGCGTGTATTGCCATATCAAATACCAATTATTGATTTAGTAATTATAGGCTTATAGCCTTTTGTAGAGTCTTTCTCTATAAGTGCATCATCAATACCTTCAGCTAGTGAATAAGCGAGCTTTAGGTAATTGTTCATATCATCAGTATGCGAGGATATAGCATTCTTCATTTGCTCTGTAAGTGTAGCAACTTGTTTGCGTTCGTAGTCTAACAGATCAAACTTTAATACGATAGAAGAAGGTGTAATCTCATATACTCCTTCAGAGTAAACTTTAGCTATGGTACCATGCACAATAGCTTTCTGTAAATACTCCTTGATTAACTTATTATCTCCAGTAACAGTACCTTTCAGACTCTCGATGTAGTCTGCAGTAAAAGAAGTCTTCACTACCTTGTCTTCTATGTTAATGATAGAGGGCTTCAAACTCAAGAACGTCTGTCTTGAGTTCATGATGTTAAAGTATTTATTGAACTCTGAAGTGCTATATACAAGAGAATCTCTGTAGATAGTAGAGTAGTGGTTATGCCAATAAGGGAACACATCAGCATTGACTTCTAGTAGCTCTAGTAGTTCATCCATTGCTTCATGTCCACTTCTTAATAACTCCCTTCTAATATCGTTTAACTGATTATTAGAGATAGGATCTCGTTTATCAGTTTTCACAATATACAGTCCTGAGCTATCCATACTAACAGATATGTATGGAGTGTATAGAAGAAAAGCGAAGTTAGCTACAGCTGTATCGATAAGCTCTTTTGCTTGAGTTTTAATATCAGTATGTTCTACTGCAGATTCAGCTTTCTCAAGTTCTTGATATAAATTCCCTACATAACGCTTTATGTATGTTCGTAAGGCCTTAGGAATATGAATTAAAAAAGGCTTAAAGTCAAAGTTAGGACTGATAGAAATGTATTTCTGTAAGTCTTCATTATTTAGTATCATAGTTAAATAGCTTTAGTTTGTCCTGTCGGATTCTTGTCCAATGTCTCCAGAACTACGTTCTCAAAACCAAACTTTAATCCTTCTTCCCACTTGTTGTAAGTGGAGATGAAATTGAATATTTCAATAGTTACATCACGATTTGATTTCATGAATGACTGAAGAAGATTAAATGCGATACGTTTGTCAGAACCTGAACCGCTTCCCATTTTCCCCCCTGGTATTCCTGCACCGATAAGAGAAGGATCAGTTCCTAATGCAAATAATACTTCAGAGTTGGCTGCTTCAGCTTCAGGTAAGTAACTACCATCTTTTAATTTATCATCAATTGCTGTTATTCTGATAGTAGAAATTTGCTGCCCTCTACTGTCTGTATACATGATGGAGTTAATGGATTTACCTCCATTATCTGTACCTCCTAGGTTATCAGTAAGAGCTTGAATTAAATCATCTCTTATCTGAAGTTTTTTATCGATAGGGAATTTAATCCAGTCAGCTTCGTATAACTTTTTGAAGTGTTCCTCATCAATCTCAATTTGATACTTAATAGATACCTGGTTGTTGAATATGCCAAGCTTGAACTTAGGAACTGAATTTGCAACTTCTAACCACTTACTTGTGATAATTGCGTGCCACTCAGGTACTGGATAGTAAGATTCATCCAATAGAGGAAAGAAGATAGGAATCACAAACTTATGAATCTTGTTCTCCTTACAGTATTGTAATACTTCATCTGAAGACATATAAGGACTCAACAACGCAGTAGAAGAAACAAAATCATTCTTATCAACATCAATATTAGTTTTAGTACCAAACAGAGAGGATATATATAACTTATCTACAGTTCCATTACTATTAGGCATCGCATATCTACACCAAGAAGCTTGTTGACGTTTAGCAGACACTATCTCTTTGAAATCATTACTCAAGACAAATTCTGGAAATGCTATACCAAACCACTCTAAGTCTTTGATAATCCCTTGAGTAAATATAGCTATGCGATTATTACGCATAAACGAGTTAATAGCAGGAAACTCGTCAAAGTCATAATAATCAACTTTTCGTTTCTTCGTTTCTGAATCTCTAGATGTCTTATAGATAGCTAGTCCATTACCATAATGAGCACGTTGAAGTAGTCGTAATCCACTTCCTGCAGCTCCATTCTTCTTAACCTTCTTGATTACATCTTGAGGATAGTTGTCATTCGCACCCCATTTGATATAACCTGATGTATTTCCTTTATTATCTGTCTTTACAGTAGTAGAAGAATGACTTCCTTTTACCTTCACTACAGCACCTACAGAAGATCCTGAAGCTTGAGGTATTTCTACAACCCTTATTGTATTGAATTCTGACATTAGTAGATTACTTTTTTATTGTTAATGGTAATAATGAAGTCTATTCTTATTTTACGAACACTCCCATCAGGTAGTTCTATATTTCGAGTTCTGTTAGTCCAATGGTTAGGAGGTCGCTTTGTTGTTTCCTCCTTGAGAACATTGTCCATTGTTATCTTTTCTTTCTTCTGTGTATTCTTGTTAGGAAGTAACCTAGCCCCTTCTATGGTTCTAAGTTTACCACCCGAACTATTTTGTCCGTTAAAGGTTCTAAACGAAATATTGAACGGCTTAAATTGTCCGTTTACTAATCTCTCATTCATTAGCTTGAGAGCATCGTTTAGAAATAAATAGTTCTCTTTATTTTCCATGAATACAAAGTTCTTACTACTCTAAATGATTAAAAAGGACAGCTATTTTTACTCAAAAACACTTTTTCTAATAGATTTTTTGTTACTCATTTGATTTACAATTACTAAAGGGTAAAAAAAGATTTACTTTTTCTAAAATGTAACGAACGACCCCGTCGCTGCCTTAAAATTTCTACACTTTCCATTTTCGAAAATGCGATATATGAAAAATGTTAAAAACGTGCAAAAACACATAAAACGAACTAATTACTGATAAAAATCCCTCCAAGTGTCGAGTAACTTGAGTTTTTACTCGTAAAGCGATCATTATACAGGGCATAGAGTGGATGATCTAGCGCATCCGTGTAGTGTGTCGCATGTTCCTGAGGTAATGAACTATTACGCTCGCTACTCTTGTTCTTCTCTACACCTTTAGGACCTTCTTTCGCTTCAGCTCGTTCTAAAGCAATAATCAAATCAGGATTATTGTGCTCATTGATACGGATAGATGGAAGGTTATTATCACTTTCCTTTAGCATTGCATTAATCAATAAGAACTTATCTGCATGAGTAGCAGCAACTGGTTTAGCAAGTAAGTGAACTGTCCATCCATGTTTAGTAAGTAGATCTATTACCTGTTCAAACAAAGTCATTGAGCTGTTGGGAAGTCGATGATGTCCATCGTGTCCTCCATATAGATAGATTACTTTCTCTTGGTGTGCTCTATAATATGGAATAAATTGTTCAAGGAACAAGTCATCTAATAGTTTAGGAGACTTCACATACATTGACTTCAATACTCTGAACTCATGCCCATGTTCCTGGGCTACTACACAACAATTGAATACACCAAAGTCTAATGATACAATTAGTGGAGATTTAAAGTCGATATCACTATCCTGTAAGCAACTAACATTATAAGACTTATTGTGGTCTACACCTTCTAGATAACTATTATTATAGTCAGAGTAGTAGTGCCTTTTACTTAGGTTAGCATAGAAACCATTCTCTATCTTCTTTGGTCTGATGTTTAGAATCTCAGCGTCATACATTGTCTGAGAAACAGCTTCATCTTTCATCTTCTTAAACCAATCAGCACGTAGATATGGATTAGACAGAGCTGAAGCTTTGATAAATAGTATCTCGTGTGGATTCTGTTTAGCTTTCTTCTCCATGTCCACAAACCACTGTCCACGTCTACTAACTGGAGTAGACGATACATACATTTGAGAACCTAACAGCTTACACTTTTTGAACTCTGCCTTCTGTGCTCGGTTAGTAGTCTTAACGTTGTTATACAACTTCTCAGGATCTAGTAGTGCTGCTTCATCTCCTAATTCAGCAAAGGAGTTAAGACCACGACCACTATTAGGATTATCCAATGATACCAACTGAAAGATAGCTCCATTGGCAAAATGGATAATATTATTCCATTGTGAAGGTGGTTGGAACGGCATCGCAAAACCATTCTTCTGTCCACACCTTCCAACTACATAGTCTATATCTTTATACAGACCGAACATTTCTAAACCTTCTATCGCTGATGGTAGAGTACGTGCAAGCATTTGCATATAGGTTTGACCAACCATTGCAAAAGAGGCACGAGGCATCTCAATAACTAGATCCCTCATACGCTTACCAAATACAGTAGTCTTACCTGCACCCCTAGCCATCTCAGCGAATATATCTCGCTGTGGTGCAATAGATATCATTAGCTGTGGTAATGTTTGCTGTACGACTCTTTGTCGTTTAAAACAATTATTCTGTACTACCATCTTCTTCAGTATCTTCTACTTCTTCATACTCTATCGTTGTTGCATCGAAGGCGTTCATATCTAAAGAACCTCCTTTCATCATTTCGATAAGCTTATCTTGCAACTCTTTAGGAATAGCCACTGCTATCTCTTTATTCTCAAACTTCTCAGGGTTAAACTGTGCGATATCTTCTTCAGATAGTCCAGAGTATTTACCCAGTAGATCGATGGCTTTAGCTTCAGACTTCTGATCACCACGTTCTCTAGCACGTTGAAGTAGTGCAGTAGAGTACTCATATAATAGATTACGTTTAGCATCTCTACTAAGCTTATTTACTTCACCGAATAAATTAAGAGCATCTTTAATATCTAAGTATGCTTGTGCCTGTGATAAACCATATTCATTCTGCCATATTGTTACTATCTGTTTATTTGAGAAGTAACTCATCTTTAAATTATAAGCATGCTGATATCTAATACGTAGTTTATCTACATGCTCAGATAGTTCATGATTAGCAGGATCTATATAGTATGCTCGAAGTTTATCCATTGTAGAGTCACCTCGTTGGATGATTGATTTACTTTTTGCCATCTAATTCTGATTTAATTTTAAAGAGTTGTTCTTCTTTCTCCAGTACAGCCTTTTCTTGCTTAGCCACAGCACGCTGTAGCTTGTGTAGTTCTGTGCCCTCTAGGATAGAGAGCTTCTCTTTATTTGCAGTAAGTCGCTTGCGTTGTTTGCTTAGAGAAGCCTCTAATAGATTACGTTTGTACATGAGTTTATCTATACTCAACTTAGATATATTAACTCTAGAAGTAGGGGGTAAGCACTTATGCTTTAAGTAATAATCTATTTTACTCCATGCTAGAGTATTCGCTTTCTCATTGCGATCTATCTGTATCTGTATAGATAAAGCTTCAGCTTCTTGATCTGCATGTAGCTCGTTGAGTTCTGTTTTAAGAAGACAGTTCTCCTTAAATAGATTATTAGCCTCTAATAGAATTGGACGTACCTGTACAGGTAACTGATGGAATAGGAGGGCTGTTTTCTTCTCCTGGTCCTTTACTGTTGTAAGAACTGGAGAAGGAGATATCGTATTTTCTTCTACTGGAGAAGTAGGAGTAACAGTAATTGTTTTTTTAGGAGGTGTAGTATTAACGACTTTTCTAAGCTCATAGATAAGCTTCTGTCTATTGAATGCAGATTCTGCACGCTTAAGATTGCGTACTAAGTTCTTATTGTGTGTAGGTAGTGACTCATAGAGTTGGAGTCCTTCGAAGTAGTTAGAACTCTTCGATTCTAACCAAAAAATAATCCTTTCCATATTGCAAAAATGGAAAGGATTGATATGTTTAAAAAGGACAGGTTATTTGAGTTTATTTATTAAAACATTTATTCTTGTCTCTAACTCTGTAAGTGTTTCTTTACAATGGTCATATTTTTTTATAGTTGATATATAAAAACCATTAATATTTTCATATTTTATTTCTTCGATTCTCTTTTGTGGATATTCCGTTTCGAATAGTGCCAGTGATTTCGGAGTACTTGTGCCACCTATTTCGGTCAAACCGTGCCACTATTCCGTTTCGAATAGTGCCAGTTTTCGGTTTGATTTGTGCCACTTAGAATAACTCTTGTAGTTATTTCGGTTCAAACCGTGCCACTTTGGAAAGTTAATTACCTCTATCTTGTTGTTTATAAAACGATAAGAGATGGCTAATAAACTTGATCCAATGGACTTAAAACAAATTATTACCTTGCATTTAGATGGCTATAGCAACCGAAAAATAGCCAATACATTAGGTATTTCCCGCAACACCATTAATACCTATATGCAATTATTTGCTGCTAGTGATTATTCATTAGAGCAATTGTTATCGTTTGAAATATCTGAATTATCAGAGCTTTTCTCAAGTTATACAACTATTGATAGCCAGCGACATAATGAGCTTATGCTGTATTTCGAAACAGTTAATAAAGCTCGTAATCATCCAGGTTTTACCTTTTTATATCATTATAGTCAATACGCTGATACAGTAGTAAACCCTTATAGCTATACTCAGTTTATGGAACACTATAATCGAAAGTATAAAGAGATAAAAGGTTCTATGAAATTAGAACATAAACCTGGTAAAGAAATGTATATTGACTTTGCAGGTAAAAAGCTCTCATATGTCGATAAAAGTACTGGTGAAATAATACCTGTAGAAGTATTTGTAGCTATTCTGCCTCATAGCCAGTACACTTATGTCCAAGTCTGTCAGAGTCAGAAAAAAGAGGATTTGATAATGTGTTGTGCTAATGCACTTAGTTTTTATGGAGGAGTCCCTTCAGCTATTGTATCAGACAATCTAAAATCCGCTGTATCACGTTCTAGTAAGTACGAAGCAGAAATAAATAGAAGTTTTAAAGACTTTGCTTCGCATTATGGATGTGTTATAAACCCTACTAGAGCCTACTCTCCACAAGATAAAGCCCTTGTAGAGAATGCAGTTCACTTAGTATATCAAAGAATATCTTATCCCATTAGGGAAATGACATTTTTTAGCTTAGAAGAACTAAACCAAGAGATACAAAATAGACTAACTCATTATAATCATCTTCTTTTTCAACGCAAAGAAGCAAGTCGTATAGAACTTTATCAATCTATAGAAAGACAATACCTTAAACCTTTACCAAGTAGTAATTATCAAATCAAGGATTATACAAGAGCTAAAGTTCAAAAGATAGGCTATGTATATTTTTCTCCTGATAAGAGCTACTACAGTGTCCCATATCGCTATATAGGACATCAAACCACTATTCATTACACCAATACTACGGTAGAAGTTTATTACAATCATTTGCGTATAGCATCACATAAAAGAAGTTTTGCAAAAGGAGTATATACCACTGAAAAAGAACATTTATCTAGTACACATCAGTTTTATTCTAGTTGGAGTCCTGAGTACTTTAAAAAGCAAGCTAAAGCACATGGTGAGAATGTGGTTAAATGCGTTGAAAAAACACTGGATAATGTTGAATATCCAGAGATAGGTTATAAGCGAGTTTTAGGGATTATACAACTACATCGAGGTTATGGTTCACATAGACTTGACAAAGCTTGTGAACTGGCTTTGAAAGAGAATATTGCTACTTATCACCATATTCAAAACATCCTTAAGAACAAGATGGATCTAAACCAAGAAACGATACAAGAACTCAATGCCGATACTCCCCACATCCCTTCGCATAATAACATCAGAGGGGCTTCTTCTTATCAATAAACTTTAATAATCAATTATATGGATAACAATCAAACAATCGAAAAACTAAAAGCTATGCGATTAAACGATATGGCTACACTGCATAGCAGACACCTAAAGGACAATACTACAGCATCCTTTACTATAGATGAATATATAGCATTATTGACTGATCATGAATATGAAAACAGACAGAACAGAAAAGTAGAAAGACTAATCAAACAAGCTAATTTTAGACAAAATGCCAGTATAGCTGATATTAACTACACCCATCACAGAGGCTTAGATAAGAATATGTTTAGCCGATTAGCAACATTAGATTTTATGCTTAAAAAACAAAACATTATTATAACTGGAGCCAGTGGGGTTGGTAAGAGTTATTTAGCGCAAGCACTAGGATATCAAGCTTGTTTAATGGAACATAAAGTCCTGTATTCTAATACAGCTAACCTTTTTAACCTACTTAAGTCAAGTAAAATAGATGGTACTTACCTAAGAGAAATGAAGAAAATACTCAAATGTGACTTACTTATTCTTGATGATTTTGGATTACAACCCTTTGATAATCTTATTAGAGAAGTACTCTTTGATATCGTTGATCAAAGATATAATCGAGCATCAATCATTTTATCTTCTCAAATACCAGTATCTGCATGGTATCCTCTAATTGGAGAAAACACTATAGCCGATGCAGTTTTAGATCGTATCGTAAACTCTTCTCATAGAATTGAACTTAACGGTGATTCCATGAGAAAGACAAACTTTTAAAGTTTGATGTAACTTTTTTCGTATTATTGTACAACTTTTCAAAGTGGCACCATTTGACCGAAATCACTGGCACGGTCTGACCGAAATACCCACTTTTGTTCAGAATCAAAATTTGGATAGTGTTCTTTATTCTTAAATAGAAAATCTAAATCCTTTTTTGTTTGTTCTGTTTGTTCTTCTACTGATCTTAAATAAGTATCTGTTATTTTTTCAGGAGTATTTGATAAACATACTTTCATGTAGATTAGTAAAGAAATAAGTTCATTGAATTGAACATTTTTACTAGAAAATACTTTTACTATGGTATTCTTATCTAAAACTTCAAAAATATCTGATTCTAAAAAACTAGTATTGTTTACATAATAATCATATTGATCTCTATTGGTTATGAATTTTTTTAAACAATCACAATCATTAATCATTTTACTTACACCAACTAAATATATGTTCGATAGGATATCAATAAATGATTCTCTAGTATTAGTAATTAATTTTTTTTCTTTTTTTTCTTCTTTGAAATTCGTAAAAAAAACTGTCGCAATTGAAGCTATTATTCCTGAAACTAAAGTAGCTCCAACAGTAAAAAAAGTATTGTAATCTGTTGCTGTCATATCTAAATGATTAAAATGTCCATAAAAGGAAATAATTATTATTAATATAGATGTTATCCCTAGAACATATATATCAGTTTTAGTGAACATAGATTTAAGAAATTTAATTAGGAAGTATATCTATACTACCTTTCCATTCAAGACTATTTAAGAAATCTTGTAAAGCTATTTGCAGTTCTTTTATTTTATCAGGTGAAATTTCAACTTCTCCAAATGTTCCATCACTTAATGTGTTACCATATTTATTTCCATTAAGTTGATTCATTACTATAACGCCTCCATGTGGTGCATAAATAACACCATTATTTATAGGTTGTAGATCTATCTTAGCTCCGAAAGACTGTCCTCTACTGATATCTTCAAAATGATGAGCACTATTCCTAACTTGTCTTAGTGAAGGGAAAATTTCTTTAATTCTAATTTTTAAAGGTTTAATTTTATTTTTTAGAAGAGGTTCTTTATAGAGCATTTCCACTTCTCTTTCGAAATTATCTATTGAAAAAAGAAACGCTTTAGCGTATAAAAATATTTTTTTATGGATAAAGTTTTTAGGAATTTCTCCTTGATTCCATTTATATCTTTTTATTTCAATTTCTATATCATTATTTATTTTCTCAGATTTATCTGGATAAGTATAGTTAATGTACTTTGATTTTACTACTTCAGAAATCTCAAGTCTAATTAAGGAGTCTGATTTATAATCTTTAATGCCAGTTTGCCTACATTTCTCTCTTTCTACTTCTAGTTCAGTTTCATCTCTAATTTGCTCAAAAGTAGTTTTTGAATTTTTATATTTTAATTCAACAGCCTTTCGCATTCTATTTCTAATTGATGTTTCTGATTCTAAATTTAAATTAGATGTTCTCTCATAAATATAATTTTTTCTTTCCAAAGAAGAAGATTCTAATTGTCTTTCTTCTGTAAATAAACTTAAAGCAACATTAGCATCAAAAAAATGTTCTATTAAGAAATTAATACTATTTCCTAATTCTAAATCATTAGAATTATCATCAGAGATTGTTAACCATGTACCTGGTTTAATAATTTCAAATATGTACATATTGTTATAGTTAAGGTTAACTTCAAATATACTCCAAAAACAAGAGAGGGACATCAATGTCCCTCTCTAAAATAATAATCTAAACAATATATAGTTGGCAATTATATATTCCATTTAGTAGCATCCATCACCATGGTCTGCTTGTTCTTAATAGTATAGAGTACATTCCACCCATACATATTATCGAATATAGGTCCGACTTTCTCTAGCTTGAGAGAGTCCACCTCATACAACCCATATAACCAGGAAGTGCTATCCTTATTCAGCGTATTTAGATATGCTGATATCTCCAGTGCGATAGACTCAGTATGATCAAGTACTTCTTCTTGTTTATCGAAGTCATTGACATTACCAGCAAAGTCTAATACTAAGAATGATACACGTCTATGATTGAAGGAAGTTGTCTTATTTGGGTTCTGAGAGAAGTCACTACTCATACTCTCTAGTAGTAGAGCTGGAGTTCCTACACCTGATCTGAAGCTTCCTTCTATTTCGTTCCAGTTGAACCTATAGAAGCCATTAATATCTACATGCTTCTCTGATATCTCCTTGTGAAACTCTACTATCTTCTTATGACTGATGTTCGCCTTATCCATGCTTCTCTTTCATTTCTTTTTGTTGAATAATGTTTTCTTCGAGTTCGTTTAAGAAGGTATGGACTAATGTACTTTTTGTTTCATTGTAGGTACCGAACTTCTGTCCAGATAGCTTCAGAACTACATCTAGTAAACCTGCCTTCTTGTTACTGCGTTGTTGTACTTTAATCTTAGGATAGATGTGTTTATATTTTTCCACGATACCTTTCTTACATCCATTGAAGGCTATATGTACAGCTAATAAGAATTCTTTGTCTTCCTTCTTGAATCGCTTAACATTATTCTCTAACTGTAGATGATTATACATTTCACCTTTTTTCTTATACAGCACAGCGACTAATAACCTTAAGTAAGATAGATCACCCTTGACTAAATACATATTATTCAAGTCATCCGCTATCGCGAATTCCTCAATAGTTAGATTCACTAACCTATCCATTGGAGCAATGTACTTTTGATGTTTAGGAAATATAGTTCTATCCACATTTGTATAGATCCAGTTAAAATGTTTACGCAGTTCTGACATAGGTACCTGGTTCATTACTATTCGCAATAAATAAGCTTTTTTGAATTGGTACCACTTCACCTGGTTAAGGTATAACCAAGTCATGAAATTAAAAGCAGGACCATTCTTTCCTATCATAGCAGCTATCTTCTTTAACTGCCAGTCTGTAAGCTCATCCCATTTACAAGGTATTCTTAAGTCTATTTGCATAATATTTCTTTATAACGATTATTACTACATAGATAATCAGACCTATAACAACTAATAGAGGTAAACCATACCACCAGTTATACTGATCACGTTTCACATCTCTATTATCTTCTGATTTAGTGGTACTATTATCAGTGACTAGTTTACTAGCTTGAGTATTATCTACTATCTTCTCTTTATCCTGTGTAGTACTCTTTTCTTGCGTAGTATTAGATACCTTAGGTCTATATACTTTCACTTTACCATTAGCCTGTATGATAGAGTCAGCTGTGAATGTCTTATCTATAAGACTCTCTGTCCATACTGTATGAGTTGACTCAAGCTCTTTTATAGTAATACTCTCATCTAATGAAGCATGTGTGACTTCATTAGACGAAAGTTTGTTAGTAGTCACTTTACGTGAACCACAACTAGTAGTAAATAAAAGAATAAGTAAAAGGAGGCTAAACGTTCTCATCGTATTTGATTAAAGTGTCACCAATGAACTGTACTAGCCTCATCTGATTTGAATGAAAGGCTTCCATGTCTTTGAGGTTAGTGATAAAGCAGAACTCTATAAGAGCTGCAGCTCCTGGTTTATTTAATATGCCTAGTCGTTTACGTGCAGACTGTGACTCTGTTTTAACTCCTCTGTTAACTATTCCCATAATAGAAGAACAACCATCTACAAGCTCTTTAGCAAAAGCTTTGCTTTTAGTTCCTGCATTATTAGAGATGAATACTTCACATCCTGTAGCAGTAGGACTAGCAGCGTTTAAGTGCATATCTAGTACGACATCACCTTTGATAGGCTTGATTCTACTTTGGTACTGGGTATTTGTTTCGTGATTTAGATCTGTAGTGTATCTATGCCCTTTGTACATTAGATACTCAATTAATAGATTGCGAAAGATGTCCATTTCTTTCATTTCTGTAAAGCCATTAGCGATTGCTCCAGGATCACGATCGTGATGTCCTGCAGACGGAAATACTTTGTCCTGTGCCATTATAAGTCTTGTTTTGAATGTAGCTTAGTATTAAGAATTTTAAAAACAAGTTCTAATGACTTCATTCCACTATAGCCCAGAGCAAAGGCTAATCCATATAGTGCTTGTTCTGATGAACCCCACCATTCAGCGACTAGAGGTGTCAAGTAATTTGCAGTCAAACCACCTGATATAACGGTTCCTATTTGTTGCATTCTTGTCATATTCTTTGGCTTAGATGTTAGTGAAACAAAACCTCCAGCAATGCCTGCAAGAAGCAAGACTAATTCAATACCTATAGATTGTAAAAACTTCATTAGTAACTTATTTAGGACAAAGTTATAATGATGCAATAGCTCAAAAAAGGACACAAAAAAACCTCTCAAGTGAGAGGTTTGAATGTTTATTACTATTTTATAATGTCTTGAGCTTTTTCAGTTACATCAATAAGATTTTCTTTTGTGAAGAATAATCTAGTACCTGAGTTTACTAAAGGATCCATACGAATAACTTTATCTAAATTTATAAATGTTTTTTTACCATCTGTATTCCATAAAGTCAATTCTTTAAAGTTTGCCATAATTGTATTATTTAAGTTTATTTAGTTTAGATGCTAGTTCTTTCTTCTTAGCCTCTTTTTCCATTCGTTCTATTTCTTCATCAAGGATGATACATATAGAGTCAAATAAAATAGGGAATACTTCTAGACATTCGTCTTCAGATAATCCATGTATTCCTTTACTCAAGAACCCGTATATTTTATCATTCCCATGTAATAGGTCAGATAGTTCCTCTCTTAGTAAAGATACTTTATCTTTGAAATAAGTGTTTTTAAGACAAACTTCTACTTCTTGCTCATTTTTACCTTCACTGAGAAGTTTAGTTTCATACTTTTTGTTTACTATATGTTTTTCAATAATACGTCTTAAATAAGCATAAGAGCCGACTCCTACACCATGACTGAATAGCCCATTAGCTTTATTTAATTCTAAAAAAATATCGTTGTTAATCTTTTTGTATTTTTTTAAATTTAATCCAGTAATGTCATTAATAGAAGGAAATTGTCCAACTTTAATTATTTTATTATCATTGATTAAATACGAGACAGAGAAGAAATGTTTCACTGATTCAGACTTAGAATGTACACAAACGAAATTTCTTGTAATAGTAGAAAGATTATTTAAAGCTTTAAATATTTTTTCAAAACTTAATCTAATCGCATATTGATCTCCTCCTTCTATTATGTTACCCAATTGACTACTTTGACAGATACCTATAAAGTTCCATGTTTTAGAGTCTAATTCATCTAAGGCAACTGATTCAAAAGTAGTTGTTTCATTACATTTTGGACAATATATATTTAATGTCTGTACAGAGTCAATAGTTCCAAAACTATCATTACGAGAGTCAAGTAAATGTGGTTTTATTCTATTAATTATATCAATATCAAAAAAAAATGAAAAGTAATTAAATAAATCAAAATCTTTTGTGTCTATTGGGTTATACAACCCTCCATAAACGATATGTTCTCTAATAAAATCTACTCCTTTTTTACTATCCATGATTATTTATATTAAGATTTCATTTTATAAGGTAATGTAATATCAACGAAGTACATCTTTTTCTGTGTGTTTTCATTGTATATTTCTCTGATGTTATGGATATAACAGATATTAAATCCTTGTTCTACTAATGTTTTAGCTCCTTTAGCTTTATCCTGATCCACATATCCTACCTTTTCTTTTTTGAAGAATAAAGCCACTGCATTAGGATCATAAGCATTATTAGGTTCTATCTCCATGGTTAATTGGTCAAATTCTATTAACTCATGATACTTAATCATCTGATAAGCATTAGTGAAAGTAATTCCCTTTAACTCAAACTTATATTTTTTGTCTAATGAGTATTCTTCTAAGAATTCATTGATTAGTATTTCACGTTCAGTAATTTTAGGTATTGGATGTATTGGTTCATTAGTTGAGTCTTTACTTTTAATACCATTTAGTGTTAAAAGTAACCCAGAAGAAGCAATAGCAATAAAGCCTAAAAATTGAATATCAGTAAATATTAGAAGTACGAATCCAACTATAAGTACAATTATCGAGATGTATTTTAAATTCATAATTAAACGTTTATCTCTCAAAGATATAAATAACCTCTTAACTGACTAATAACGATTTAGTGAGATACAGTATTTTTATAGTGAAGGCATTCCCTGGAGGAGCCAATACACATTAAGAACTTCTTTTTTATCATCCTTGCTAATACGTTCCATGATATTAAAAGGCCGATATCCTAGATACTGAAGTGTATCTACTAAATCATAATCAGAGATACAGTCTCTAGGAAATACTTTAAATAGGAAGCTTAACAATTCTTGAGTACTAACTTTTAGATTATAGTTATGAGTGTCGCCAGGAACAAAGTTATTCTCGAGATAGTCTTTTACTTTTTCTTGATAGTCATACATAATGATAGATTTAAAAAAAGCTCCCGATATGGGAGCTTCATTAACAACACAACTTATTTAATAAACCACTACTTATGGTGCATCTGGAAACATTACTACATCTCCAGTGTAGATAGGAGCAGGGTATTTAGATTTATCCTTAAAGGTAGTAACTAATGAGTTATTTCCTTCAGCTGTAGCCTCAATTTTATGTTCTTGAGTCTCGCACCATGCTGGCATACGCTGAGAACCTAGAACTCTCATATTACCTGAGTCAAATTCTTGAAATAGCACAATTAAGTTCTGATTCTTGATATAACGTGCGAATCCTAGAATTTTAGCACTAGAACCACCCACAGTAACAGGTAGAGTGTTTTCGAATAAACGTCTATTTCTTTCTCCGATCTGAGTAGAAGTAACTTCTCCCGTTTCTGTTACTGTCGTGATTGGATGGAATCCTTTACCTGTTTTAAACTTGAAAGGTGTAGCGATAGTCGCTAACTCATCTAGTGTTTTAGCAGCGTTAGCACTATCTCCACACAAATCTTTAGGAGTCGGTATCTCCTCGAAATAGTCAAGTGGTGCGTAATACACCTTGTTGACTAATGCTCCAGTAGGTTCACATGAAGCAAATCCGATATCTTCTAATTTAATATCTGCCATTAGATTTCTTTGATAAAGATATTCTTAGAGTCAATCATTGACTCTATAACATCAGTGTTAGACATAATTTCTTCTTGAGAGAAAACCTCACCATCTAGGTTAACTTTTAGAGGCATATTAGCCGTAAAGTTGTATTTACGCCCTCTATACTCATAACCGTTTACTAGTCGCTCATTAGCTTCTTTCTTTACTAATTTCTGAGCCTCTTGTTCAGCTTTCTTAAGAGCTTCCTTTTCTTGCTTTGCTTTCTCTTCAGCCTTTTTATGGGCTTCTTGTTCCGCTTTCTTAAGAACCTCCTTTTCTTGCTTTGCTTTCTCTTCAGCTTGCTTAGTAGTATCTACTGTATCCTGTGGAGTAGTAGTACCTTCTTTATTAACTTCTCCAGTGTTACCTGGAGAAGTTTGTTGTTCTGTTTGTTTTGCCATACTATTTCACGATTAAACCTGCTTCTTCAGGGAAGAATAATTCGTTTTGCTCTTTGTTGTTCAAACCTCTTACAGCGTCAGCATCGAAGTTACCAATGAAACAGACCTGGTTAATTGCAGTATCGTAGTTAAGAGTGAATTCAAAGAATACTTTTAACTTGTAATCAAGTTTTTGAATATCTGTGATTTTAGCTCCATTGATGATATCAATTAATTTTTTCATATTCCACTCTGGAGTAGAGAAGATAATATCATCAGGAATGTTTAAAGGAACAATTTCTAAATCTAACAAAGGTGTTCTCATTGTATCACCCTCCTTGTATGTAGGGTTACTACCATACTCAGCCTTGTATGCATTCTTATACCACATTGCAATCTTCTTCGAACAGAATACTTTTTTAGTCTCTGTATTAGCAGGTAGCCCTTCTTCAAAATCTTTGAATACATCAACAACATTTGTTTTAGAAAATGCTTGTAAAGGAATTGAGAACCCAGGGAACTTAGTATCAGCTTTAATTGCTGTAATAATTGTAGCCCAACCATTTAATGATTTACCAAATTTCTTTACGTTATCATTATCATCTCTTTTACCTCTTAGAGATAGTATTTCTACATCTGATACAATCTTTTCGTGTATCTTTTCAAAGATGAATTTAGAAATAGGCATTTCTTCTAAAGTCTTACCTTCTTCATACATTTTAGCTAGCCATGAACCAACCATGTCAGCAGGTACGAATTCAAAGTTTACTTTTTGCTTGTAAGCTGATAGCTTTTTAGCATTAAATTGAATTTCTCCCATAGCAGTCCATTCACTTGAGAAGCCCTGAACAACATGTGACATAATTGAAGCGAATGAAGGAAATTCTCCATTGACCTTTGTAATGGTCTCACAGTGTTTGTCTATTGTAACTTCTTTCGAGTAAATAGCAGGTGATAATACATTAGGATTTTTTTTAATGTATGCCCCTAATTCAGTTTTAATTTGATCAATGTTAATTTCCATTCTATTTATTCATTTGATTAAACAACTTGTTGTGTCCTGCCTCCATGTCGATGATACTGTCTTTCTCTTCTACTGGAGGATTAGTGTTACCTGCAGCTTGCGTATGTGCATTGCCAGGTTTCTTATTTAGATCAGCGATTTTATCTGATAATGCAGTGAAGTTTACTTCTTGATCTTCACTAGCTTCTAGACCTGCTAGAATCATTAACGAGCCTAATTTGCTAGTCATATTTTTAAGTGTATTAGCATATGTTTCTGCAGCTGCAGTTAATTGTTCTACAGTAGCCGTATTACCTGCTAAAGCAGCGTTAATAGTTTCTAATTGTTCTTGATTGAAGTAAGTACCCTTATCGGTACCTTCTAAAGCTTCTACTGCTAGTACAGTATTTAGATTAGCATATTGTTTCATAGAATTTGTATTTCCTTTTGGGGTTGAACTTTTGTTAGGTGGAGTGAGTAGGCTATCGATTAGATCTTCTAATGATGAGATATTATCAATTAGTCCGTTTGCTAGAGCTTCATCTGCATTGTAAGTATCTCCAGTGAATACTTCTTCATTTACGTCATCACGTTTCGCTTTGACATCGTTGATAAAAGAATCTACTATAGGATCTAGTTCAGTCTTTAAGTATTCTTCAGGTTCGCCTTCTAGTAAGCTTCTAATAGCACTATTCTTTTTAGTTGACTTAGTAGCATATTGAGTGATAATCTTTGCTCCTTGCTTCTCTAGGATACCTGATTGATCTATGAAATAAACTAATGCACCGATAGAACCAATCTTTTCAGCTCGTGGATCTGCAGTAATACTTTTACAAGCTGAACCAATGTAGTATGCAGCACTACACATATAACCATCCGTAAAAGCGTGAATAGGTTTAGTCGCTTTGTTTATAAAATCATAGAAGTTAGGAGTTCCTGATACTTGACCACCTCCAGAATCTATATCCAATATTACAGATGTACAATTTGGATTATTAAGATAGGTACTCAGCCGGTGTTTATGTGTTGTAGTTCCTACAGGACCACATGACTGGTTATACTTATAAATAGAACTCTTAATAGGATAGACTAGGATATATGGCTCTGAAGCATCTGGAAGTATGACTTCTCCATAAACTACTTTAGTACGGATGATTTGCTTTGTCTGTGTAACTATAAAAGGATATATAGCCTCAGAAGCAAGGTTGTTAGTATTCGCTTGGTTATTTAAAATACCATTTAGTAAATGTAGCATCGTTGGAACCTCTGTAGGTTCCAACATCCACTTACTACTTAACAATGAATATAAGTTTGAATTCAAAGTATTGAATGTTATGATTTTACAGTTACAAAGTTCGCTTCATAGCATTCAGCAAAAAAGGACAGCTATTTTGTCAAATATACAGGGCGGTTACGCTGTATGCCTTGTATAAGAATGTTTATCCCTGATTCACTTTCGGGACTAGTTCCATCGTTTGTCTCAAAACTCATTAAAAGAGGTTCGACATCAGATCCGAATATCTTCGTAAAGTTGTTATAATACTTCACGACAGCGATACCTTCAGTATTTGCATATTGGTCTAAGAGTTGCTCTAGAGCCTCCGAGCGAGTTAACATGCTGTATGTTAGCTCTACTTCATAGATATCACCTTTTTGTTTCGTGCCATTCTTGAAACTATTCTCTTTTATTGTAGCCTCTATATTATGTACCTCTGGGTTAAATTGTATTTGAGCCGATGATCTATCAGATAAATGCACTGGCCAGTTACTTGTTTCTGATAGTAAATAGAAATCTATTGTCTCTATTCCACTAAGTTGTTCTTCGCAATAAAATCTCATAAATTTATTTTTATTAAACTGTCCCTATCGTGAGCCCTTTGTTTATAAGGCTTACGAGCGTTTTATTTTTTTTGTCCCTTTTTTTATAGGGTTTCTTTCCTTGAATCTCTTGTAATCTCGATAGAGTGTTTCATATTTAAAGTCATTCTCTGTGATACTATAATACTCTAGAAATTCTCTAATGGCTGGTAGTTCTCTACCTGTACGCTCCTTGTGTATAAGGATGAACTCAAAGAGATGTTCTCTGAATATTTTGTCCAGGTAGTTACTGATGTTATTTATTTTAGCCACATTAAGTGATACACCTAATGTATTTGCATAGAACTCAGATAAATCTAAGATGTAAGCATCGTCTCCAGTAGTCGGCAATATCTCTTTTGGATTAAAATCTGTCTCTAGAAGATCTAAAAGATAAATACCTAGACTAGTTCGCTTAGAGACATGTTTAATATTTCCATACTTAACACAGAGATACTTTTTTAAGTAAGTAGGTACAGGAATAGTGATTTGCATAATAGAGTAGGGAATTGTTTTAATCAAAATTACTCTAATTATAGAAGTATAACAAACAAATATGTTTGTGTTAGTTATTCTTTTGTGTTGTTTGTAAATATAGCACTCAAAAAAACAGTGTAAAATGTAAAAATAATAGTGTTGATTTCGCCTATTTTACCCCACACACCGCACAATGTTGATATACAGTTGATTATAGTGTGTGGTTTCACCGCACATTTGTGCGGTTACCCCCTCTTTTGTGCGGTAAAAATATTTTACCGCACAAACCGCACAAAAACCGCACAAAATAAAACCGTACGTAATCTCTTTATTATTAATATATTATATAATAATAATATATATAAAAGATAGTTTGTGCGGTTGTGCGGTAAAAATCCCCCTTCTTTTATTAGAATTGAATTTTGCTCCAAAATTCTTTATTTTGGGGGGTGTGGGGGGAGCAATACAGTAGGAGAGTGGGAGTGTTTATTATTATGAACAATTATATAGAGAGGAGCGGTTCCTGGAGTATAGATATAAAAAAGCCAGGATCTATGTCCTGGCTTGTGGTTATTCTTCGTCTATGATTTTGAGTAATGTTACATGCTCTTTTAAAAGTAGGTCGTATTTCTCTAAGGTCTTTCTATGTGCTTTTACTTCATTTATTAATCTGTATAGCTGAAATATATAACTGATAATCGCTACTACAATTAAGAAGTATAAAAATGTGTCTTCCATAATTAGTCATTTGTTAGTTTCTTACCACAGAAGGAACAATATGTCTGTGATATCTGAATAGTTGTTTTTTTAGGTTTACTAGTTTCTCCATTTACTTTAGTGAATGTCGATTCGAACTTCATATCAAACATTAGTAATACCTGATTTTTTTCATAAGCCCATGTTTTGTTCTGAAATCCTAATCCATTGAATGTTGATATTTCAGAATATGTTTTGTCTGGATTCTTTTCTTGTAGATGGCTTAGTACTTTTTGCTCTACTTCAGTTATACATGTACACATATTATTTGTTTTTTAGGTACTTAATTAACTCTTTGTAAATTACTATTCCTAGTGGTATTCCAACCACTAAGAATAGTATTAGTAATATAGTCGCTCCCATTGTTATTTAGCTTCTAAAATAGGTAGAGAGGCCTCTGTAGGTATATATATTTTAGATCCTTTACTATTGCGTATCGCATCTATCTTTAAATACTCTAGATACTCCTTATTGCCTTTCATTGATTCTCCAATTATTCTATTGGCTTCAGCAACTCCTTTAGCTCTTTCTATTTCAGCTTGAGCTTCTGCCTTTGCTATCTTTACTTTAGCTTCAGCTTGTAAAGTAGCAGCTTCGTTCTCAGCTTTAGCAGTCTCTACTAGTGCTTTTTTAGAATTCTCAGCTTCTAATAATACAGCTTCACCTTGTGCTCTAGCATCTTTTATTCTTTGTTGTCTATTGAACTCCCAACAAGAAGTCATTGACATTGATACTAAAATTACTCCGATAATTAATGTTAGTTTTCTCATTTTGTTTAACCACTTACTACTAGTGGGAAGTTTGTTTTTTAAATATTCTTTCAATATACTTTTCTATACCAGATATCGTATTCTGATTTCTTGGATAATCAAACCTATTCTTTAGGAATGGATCCAATTCATGGTTATATCCTTCTCGAATAGCATTTCTATATTTGACTAATAAACTATAAGTGAGTTTACTTCTATCTTGAGTGACTTGAGTTGCTTTCTCTAGTGCCACAATCATATACCAATCATAAGAATGAAGCTGATACTCTTGTTCTTTTGGATGCTTAAATATGATTTTTCCTTCACCTGTTAATCTATTCCATTCCTTTATATAGAAATCGTTTTCAATTCTTGCTTCTATCTCCATTTTATAGACCACTTACAAACTCTAGTGGGAAGCTTTTATTTATTCTTCTAATTTTAGTTTTATCTTCATTGTACTCAAAGTCTATATTGTACATTAACCCATAGACTTCTCTTTTTTCATTAGTATCATTGAAGTCTTCATCCCAATCTGATAAATTGTCTTCAACTATGTAAGCCCAATTTTCAGTTAACCATCCTTCAGAATCTAAGTGATCTGCAAATACATTGAATAACTCTTCACCCCATAACTCTTTAATTTTTTCTGTAGCCATCTTATTTATCTGTTATTGTCCATATTCTAAAATCTTTATCAAATGTGATATCCACATTAAACCTTTCCATTATATCCCAAATAGTAAAGGTTAGGTCTATTTTGCCCCAGGTACTAATCTCACTTAAATATTCCCTATTTAGTAACATACTCAGTGGTTCTATATTTCTACCTACATAAACCTCAAAGCAGAAAGGCATCTTATTATCATAACAATCAATTCTTAGATCATTGGAGGTCTTTAATGCCTTTAGAATAGTCTTAATGCTATTCTTTGTTAGGTTATCATTTATATTCATAAGCAAAGTTTTAAAATGGTAATTCTGAAGGCCCTTCTTCATAATAGTGATATCCTAAAGTAGGATTTACAAACATCCAAGGAGATACATAATCAGGAAAATCTATATAATGAGTAGAACATACATAAAGGTCTGGACCTGATATGTAGAATCCACTTTCATTATAATGTACTACACCATATCCTAAGTCTGGAGATATCTTAATTACTTTCAAAAGATCAATGTTATTCTCTCCTGTCCATCCAGGAAACATCTCTGAATAAATATTAATGTTATTGAATAAAGGAGAAAGTAAGTTTTTATTTAACTCTGTAAGTTCTATGTATAACATGTCTGTTTGAACATATCCATATAGATAGTCATGTTCAGGATTAGAGTAAACACCACTATCAGGATTTTCTCCTTCTGTATTAGTAAATTCTAAACTATTTAGAATAGCAATTAAGTCAATGTTTCCTTTTATGAAATCACTTGTAAAATGTTTTAATTGATCATGGTACAAGGAGTAATCCCAAATATCAAAACAACTAGTTGTCTCCATGATAAGCAGGTTTTAGGTAGAATATGACTTGTTCAAATCCCTGCAGTCTAAATTCATTTGGCTCAGGTTCCCAAAATCGTAGAGTAATAGGTTTACATCTTTTGTTTTCTGCACTCTTTTTAGCAGCTACCTGGATGATTACTTCTTTCATTGTTTCTAGACCTTTTGCAACTATTAATCGTTGATGCAAAGTCTGTAAGTAAGCGGCCAAATCTTTCTGTAAACTATTCTTAAGTGAATAGGTAGTGTTAAGTTCTATATAGTAGTGCGTTGGAGTCGGTTGTTCCATAATATAAAGTCTTTAGGTTTATTAATTCTTTTCAATTTTACTCTCCATGCATAGCGTTGTTTGAATGTGTCTTTATGCATCAAGGTGTCTTCTATTGGAGTATTATTATGCTTGATATAGTCTATATCGACTACTTCATAAAAGGTTCTTACAGCCTCTCTAGGCATTTTATTTGCAGATATCCAGTCTATGAGTTGCTCATCTTCTTCCAGATACTCGTAGTCTGATCTGTAGATATATCCATCATCTGTTTTATAACTCGTCTCCCGAATATAGACTATGTCTTTTAGTTGATAAGGAGAACTGCAGATGATATAGGTCTCTTTATTTTGTAGGATGAGCTGGTGTTCTGCCCATCCTACAAAGTTTAAGACTAATTTGCTCTCATTAGCTTTTTCTAATTCTTTACTAGAAGCGATATACAGAATATCTTTATCTGCAGTGTGGATAACTTCTTCAGTAGTTAGGAGTAGAGGTATTGTTTTCATCATTTATTGTCATATAAGGTATCGGATCATCCTGATATTCTCGCATTTCATCTTTTGTTTCTGAAAGATGATTATCAAAGAACTCTTCAGGATATTTACTTGTTACTTTACCCCACTCATAACCTAGTTCAAGTTTATTATATCCTTCTATTTTTATTTGAGCAACTGTTTGTTTAAACAGACTTGTACCTCTTCTTTTTGTCTCTACTATCACATAATAGTTTTTCATAAGTCTTGATGATTAATGATTATTACTTCTTTACACTTCTACCTTTTCACTTGTCATCCATTGGAGGCACTTCAGACATCTGATCCTGGTTATCTCCAGTGTTGCTAGTTGCTGTAGTATCACTATCTCCTGGTGGAGGTGTAGGCAGGTCTTTTGTTCTGACAAAATAGTTTTTGTCTTGAGTTCCTTTTCGATAGAGAGTGACAGTCTGTTTTTCATGATCGATTAGCTCTATGTGGTTTATTTTTTTTGACTGTAGTTCCTGTACTACAGTTAATGCTTCAGTAGTTAATACTCTTTCTTCCCTGAAGTCTTTTGCGATAATTTCAAATCTCTTGTTTTTCATAGTATTGTCTTTCTAAATAAAGTAAGTCTAGTATTCCTTGTGGTATGTAAATCATACCCATATAAAAGAGCTCGTTAAACTCCTGCACATTCATTCCTTTGTAAGTGAACTTAGGATATGGTTCAAATTCTTCTTTATGTGGATAGTACACGAAGTACATAAACCCAGCATTTCTGAATTTATAGCGATCTGCTTCTACAGCTTGAACTAAGTTCATAGTAACCGCCTTGTATGATTTAGATTCCTGTTTCATTCCCATCGTTAAACGGATTATCGAATTCATCACCACTTACATATCTACTCAAGTTAAGTACACCGCCTCGCTCCATCATATCATAGTCAAATACAAAAGCAGTAGTAGCTGTTTGGCCATATCGATGTGATTTACCTTTCACACCGATAAAGTATCGTTTAGATCTGAAGTAATTACGAAGGGTACTATCCGTTATCACTTGCGTATTATTTCTAGTTGATATCTCCTTGTGATAGAGTTGATGTACAGTCTTTTGATTTAAGAATAGTAATCGCTTTCTCTCTTTATTTCCATAGATGATATCAGCTTCTCCTTTTCTACCTGCGATAGCGACATCTTGTTCTACTTTAATATTATAATGTATCTGATCGTTTAATCTACTTGAGTCTCTTAAGAACTCTAGTACACTCCAGTATTCTGCTAATCCTTCAGACTCTACGATTAAGTCTGAAGTATTTAATGTAGCCTCTAGATATTGTCGATATACTTTATTCATATCGAAGACTAGATGTAATGCTCCATTCTCCGTTAATACTTCCATTGGAGCTAGTAAAGCAGCATAATTCTGTAGTGTTCTTTCCTGGTAATCCTTTCCTTTCAGATCTCTTTTAAATCTCGAGATTACTTCAGAGTATTTCTTGTGAATATGTTCCTCTACTAATTGTCTGTGATCTATGATATCGACTAATAAAGACGATAGTCCTACTTCTTCCCAAGCTTTCAGCTTATCATATTCTCTAACTTCTTCTACACTAAAAGGATTAATAGGTTTAATGAAGTTTAGAATGATACTACGAGAAGTAAGGGAGTTGTCATCTCTACTAGATAAATACTGAGATAGTATGAATAGAGAACTGTTTACTTTAGTAGTTACCGTTCTATTATCTCCAGTTGCTTTACCCATCTCACGACCACGTCCATCGTATGCACCTTTTAAACTTTGGAATATCTTATCATCTAGGTTATCATGATATTCTTCTAACATCGTAGGAGCATTGTTGATACGTGCTAATCTTCTATAGAAGGCTACTGGAGTACCTGAGTTTAAATCAAAAGGTTCTTGTTTATACGTGAACATAGCTACACAACTCTCAGCAAACTTAGATTTACCACTCCCTTTATCTCCAGTACAGAATACGTGAGGAAAGAATTGGTAACGCTTCAGATAAATATCTCTAAACAGAGAGGCAATATTAAAAGCAACACCTATAGCCGCTTTCTCTTCTCCATATACCTTAATCATTTGGGCTATCCATGTTTGTAGCGGTACAGGACTTTTCTTATAAACAAAGAAGCGATCATTCTCATAAGGATCATCTCCATCTCTTAGGTCTTTGTAGATTGCTGAGAATGCAGGAAGAAAGTAACTGTTTACTTCTTCGAAATATTCTCCTTTATCATCATCAGAGTATTCTTCTTTGTTAATCTCTATGATACCGTAATCACTTACTTTTTTAAGCACCCCTCTGTCTAATATACAGTCAGCAAAGGCGAATATCTTTTCTTTGGGTTGCCAACCTAATGAAGTAATCTCATAGGCTTTTTGGAAGTTTGATAGTATTTTATTTCTTAACATAATAAAGTGTCCATTAGATACATTCTCTGTAAATACGAGGTTGCCCTCATTTATTAATGCAGTTTCGAATCTTGCTTTTTGTACAAAATCCTGTGATTCTAGGATGACAAGTTTCTTTCTACCGCCTTCAAAAGAAGCTTCACAGATACGCTTGTTATTCAGCTGTCCATAGATGTGGAACATCGGCTCTATTACGAAATTCGTTCCTCTGAAGAATCCTCCACTTCTTCCTTGGAAGTAATAACAGTTATCTGTCCAAACAAAATTGTACTTCTTATAATCTTCGTAGTCGGTTCCTTCAGGTAACTTTAATTCATCCATCATCTCCTTGGTAGGATTAGAGGATTCAGAAGCTTTAATCTCAGCTTCTCCTTTTATTTGCTCCATCTTATCAGCAAAGACCTTCTTGTTTTGCTTAAATAATTTAGCAGCTAAATCGGTGTATATGCCTCTCTTTACATCATCGTTGATATGATAGAGTATTTCACTTACAGAGCGTATAGCATCAGATACAGCATCAGGATCATTACCTGCTATATTTCTGATTTTAGTAGCTTTCCATTCGAAGGCATCGATACTATTATCCTCGATATACTTCTTTAGGTTAGCAGTTCTAGAGAAACTATCAGGATCTTCTCCTATAGGAAGAAGACATATCAGAACCTTAAGTCCATATTTAAGTAAGATATCTACATCCTTAAAAGCGGCTTTAGTTCCTGGTCCTAGATCCTGTGGATTAATATCTCGAATGCGATCATCTAATTGATCTATTAGTATCTTGTTATCTTCATCTGCAGATAATTGTTTGATGACTTGACGCGCGATATCGATACAGTTTGCCTCCGTTATACCAGTGAACTTATCACTAAATTGTATTAGTTTCTCAGTAGCAATAGAAGCAGTCAAATCAATTAATGCTTTTACCGCTTTAGGGTAATCATTATCACGCATAATGACTACTGTACGAGCATATCTTTTAATAAGCAATACTTGTTCTGGAGTCAGAGCGGTACCACAAGTAGCAATAGCATTACAGACTTCATTTTGATGACAAGCGATAACGTCTGTGTATCCTTCAGTAAGTACAGCTATTTTGGTTTGAGCGATAGCTTTTCTAGCTTGATATAAACCATAAACAGTTTTAGTTTTATTGTAGTAAGGAGATTCTTTACTGTTTAAGTATTTAGGATCTACACCTTGAGGGGCACGACCTCCGAACGCCACTACTTCACCTCGCTCATTTAAGATAGGGAACATTAGTCTATCGTTAAAGAAGTCAAAGCTCTTATCTTCTCTTACGTTTACTAATCCTGTAGATTTACCTACTTCGAATAGAGCTCTCTCTATCAGTTCTGCAGTTACTAATCGATTACCTGGTGCATACCCAATCTTAAAGTTAAGAATGGACTCTTGAGAGAATTTTCTCTCAAGAACCATCTTTTTTGCCCAGTGGACATCTGATAAGTTTGTGTATTGTTGGCTGTACTTATCAGCTGTAGCCTTTAATACCTCTAAGGCATTTTGGCGATTGGTGTGTTTGTTTTGTTGTTCAGGGCTTAATTCTTCATATTGTAAGATGATATTACAGATAGAAGCTATTTTTTCTACAGCTTCTATAAAAGACAGTGAATCCTTAATCATAACGAATTTTAACCCGTCACCTCCTTGATTAGAAGAGTAGCAAACCCAGTTGTTCTTTACTGGGTTCACATGAAAGCTCGGGGTTTTCTCATTTGTAAGTGGGGAATTACACACCCATGAGCTACCACTCCTCTTCAATTGTGTATAGTGAGAGATGATATCAAATATGTCTGCTTCTCTTACTTGATCAATTGATGTATCTTTTATTATTTGCATGATTCGCGGTTTAATAGCATTAGTATTGCGAGTATCTTATTGACTTTTTCAATTTCTTCTCTTTTGTGAAGTAATTTGATTAGCCATTTGTGTCTTGTCTGTTTTAGTGCCTCTAGCACTTCTTTATCACATTCTATTTTTAAGGAGTATTCAATTTTAGTAAGCTCTCTAGTTATGAATGCTAAGTCTTGTTTATACCTACTTTTAATCTTTGTCATATTCTCAAGAATAATGATTAATAAATCCTCCGTTAGATTAAATGTGATTGTGTTCATTTTAGTGTTTTTTAAAAGTTAGCTGACAAAGTCTGTAGCTCACTTCTACTATGCACGTTTAATTTTTTGAACACCTTCATTTTATGAGTAGAGACAGTATTTGGCGATATATTTAGCTTTATGGCTATAGCCTTATCTGCTTTTCCCTTTACTAAGTATCTTAATACTTCTTTCTCTTTATCAGTTAATCCGTATTTATCTATACCTGTTACTTTACTTTGCCATCTATGACATCTACAGCCTGGTTCACACGATTCTTCAGCTTGTTGTATCTCTCCATCTAGTATGTCTGGAGTATGATCTAGTTTTCCAAACATGCAACTAGCATATTCATTAAGAGCTTTGCTTAATGTGTAACTACCTAAATCTTTTAAAGCTATAGGATCATTCACTAGCATGGTGTATAACTTACTTTTGATTTCTTGAGGTAATTTGTCTATTACTCTAGTTCTTCCATTCTGAATGAAGTATGCTACTTTATTCTCCTTATCTGAAAAAATCTCGATGTTTGTGTCTCCTGGTAAAATGCCAGGGATTAACCTTTTTTGATTACCTTTGTCTTTCATGATTTCGATTATTATTTAATTAATGATTGAGATTTAAACCCCTAGTTACCGCTAGGGGTTTTTTGTTTTAATTACTTTTTAGTAGTTTTTGTTTTCTGTTTTTCACATTTGTGTAGTGTTCTTTTACATCTTCACAAAGCTTAAGGATCTCTTCTTCTATACGTAAATCTTCTTTTATACCATTTACAATTTGTCTCACGTATCCATCTGAAAAAGGATTGCCTTGTGCATTGAAAACCTTATTGTTAGTAAGATGTGTTTGTATTTTAGGGGTGTATCTATGTCCTAAAATACTCTTAATGCGAATTGATAGTTTCTCGTTAATCATATGTTTTTAGCATTTTCAAACACAGTAAAGTGTTATATATTAGTATTACTTAAGTAACATTTTAGTATCACAAATTAAATGCACATTTATGTATAATCAAAATATTTTATACATAAATGTGAATAATTTGTTGCTTTAAAAATATAACTATATGGAAACCATAGGATTAAGATTAAAAAAATATTTAGAATATAAAGAAGTGCCTAGAAATGTTTTTTGTGACACAATAGGTATGAAGTATAATTCATTAAGCAGAATAATTAATGGTTCTGCTGCGATGAATAGCGATACTCTTGATAAGATATTTATGTTCTTTCCAGATCTCAATACACGTTGGTTTATTACAGGTAAAGGACCTATGGAATATACTGCAGCTTCTTATCATTTAGATCCCGTATTAGAGCAATCTCATGATGCTATTAAAGAAGCAGATGAGTATATAAAGAACTTACCTAAAGAAGATATAGAGTTCTTAGAATCTCAGGGAATGAAAGTAAAATTCGATACTACAGATTATTCAAAAGATCTTGATGATGAAACGATAGATAGCTTACTTAAAGAATTTATCAAGAAAGATGAAGTACGTGATTTTCTAAAAGACATGATTAAAGAGAAAAAGAAATGAGTAATACTATAGGAGAAAGGCTATCTATATATATAAAGGAGAAGAATGTATCTAAGAAGGTGTTCTCTGAGAAGATAGGGCTACATTATAATTATGTAGTCAAGATGCTAAAAGGAAGTAGTAATATATCGAGCGATACTCTTACTGCAGTATTAGTAGCTTATCCTAATCTTAATGCTCGATGGCTGACTACTGGTGTAGGAACCATGGAATACATAGAAGAAGAAATGAGAGTAATAAAGGTAGATGATCTAGCAGACTATATAGTAAAGGTGTTAGATGATGAAGCTGTACAGGCTAAAATAAAAGCAGTATTTAACCTCAAAAAATAA